AGGAAGAATTAATAGCATTATAAACCATTTGTTGAGTAATATCATTAGTATAGATTAACGATTCATTAACCCCTTCAATTTTTAATTTGTCTTCTATTAATCTTAAGTTAGTTTCAAGTTTACCTGTATTGGTTATATAGGGGGCCCATCCCCATTCTACTACAGCCATATAACCTGGTCTCATGTAAAGCATTTCTAAAATTTCAAGTTGTCTTCTGTTATGACATTCAAAATTTATTTTTGCTTCTCTTAATGATCCATAAGCACTTTTAGTTCTTATAGTTGCATCTGTTATACCAGGCATTGGAACTATTCCATAGCCATCTGAAGTAGCATCACCTGCTACGGCTAAATCCCCATAAGATAAATTTGTTTTAAGGCCGGGAGTTGGGAAAGATTCCCTTGGTGTTTTTACTCTTTTTACTATCTTTTCGCCATTTATATTTCGGGCAAAATCACTTAATACTCCTCCTTCTAATATAAAATTTTGAGATAATGTAGCTCCTTTTAACCTTTCAAATCCAGCGTCACCCGGTTTTCCATATCCTCCTACTTCTAAATTTACGTCTTCAACATAATCTACTAAAGATGTCATCCTAATAACACACTGTTTGCTAAGAGCATAACTATAAAAAGTATCTGGGGCAAAAGTAATATTATTACCACTTGGTAGTGTAATACGAGGTGACGGGTTTCTTCTAATACTTCTTATTCCTTGATCATTAGTATTTCCTAAATCAATTAACTCTTCTCTAATTGCTAATTGATCTCGTACATAATTTCTAAAAGTATCCTTAAAAATACTCATCTATTATTATTATTAAAACCAGAAAATCTATTAACATATTGAATAGGATCTGCTGGAATTCTTATTTGTTCTCCTAAAACTACGTGATAGCTATCTTTTCTAAGTTTATTAGGATTAGCAGCTGCAATTACCCACCAAAACTGTACATCATTATAAAATTCAAAACTTAAATTATCTAGTCTATCACCATCCTGTGTAATAATATATTGATCGTCTCTACTTAAAGGTATTTCAGGTAATATAGTATTAATGTAATATCTTTTAGAGTTACGATTTCTTAATTGTTTTATATCATTAAAGCGTTTCATATTTTATTGTGCTGGGAATGTTCCAAAAAATAAAGGATTAGTATTAATACCAGAATCAATAGTTTGCTGTTCAAGAACCGCCTGGTCGATTCCTTGAGGTGATTCACCAGATAATTCTGGATCGCCTGGATCATCTAAAAGACTAGGTAAAGGTTTACCTAGTTCTTCATTATCCGCTACTATAGGTTCTGATTTTTGTGGTTTAAATGTAACGTCTGGTATAATAAATGGTGTAGTAGGACTGTTAGTAGGTGCAAAGTTGTGAATTGGTTGGAAGGTACATTTAACATCTAAAATATGTGGATATTGACTTACATCACTATCTAATCCCTCGGGATCCTGTTGTATTTCCCAGGGGTAAGAAGTACCCCAATTTAATCCTACACTAGTAAAAAATCCTGGAATTTCATGCATCCAATCTCCTATAGTAAGTCTAGAAAATACACCCCTCATTCTTCTATTTTTATATTCAGGTGCAGTTTGAGCAACTAAGTAATTTAATTTTTCCCATAATGGTTTTTGTTCGTGTCTAGTTTGCGAGTGAATTTTAAACCCAAAATCTATGCCTCTTTGAAATCCTGCATAAGTATAAAATTCTTCAGCTCGGCCATTATATTTGTAGCTATTCCAATTTCCTGTGTAGTTATCAGATAAACTATCTAAAAACGCTCTAAATAATATAACTTTATCATTTAAAGGATTATCATTATCTACTACTGCTATTCTAAACTTAATATAATCAGTTAAATTAGGGTCTTGAAGGTCTTCTCTATTAAATATAGCTTGGGCTGAAATTTGATCTATAGTATCAATATTATAAACGTTACGTTCTTCTCCTTGTTGTTCAATTCCCGGACTACCTAATTTATATAGTCCTATTCTTGTTTTATCATCTGGAATGGGTTTACCTATAGGTTTACTATCAACTGTCCCACCTACACTTCTATAGTCTTTATGTAATTGGCTTGGTATATCACCTTGTCTTAGCTCAAATAATTTTGTATTAAATAAAGGTAAATATCCATTATTATCTATTTGGCCTAACGTTTTATCACTAATTTTGTAAGGATTACTACGAAATCTTTTAATGGTAGTTTTACCTATACCAAAAGTTGAATGAGCCCCTCCGTTATATTCTCTAATAGGAATTATATTAGACACAACATTCATTGCGTCGGTAGGAATCCCAAGATCTTCAAACACCTCTGAAGTTTTAGAGGTTTTTATATATAACTTTTCATAAACTCCTCTTAAAACTAAATCTGAGTTTATATCTTCTCCATCTTGTATTATTTCTAATAGCCTATTTTCATATTTAGGGCCTCCTAGGTTACTATCATAGTTGTATCCTGATTCAAATTTTGTATCTATTAAGCCATCTTTTCTAAATCTAATACCTGCTGCTCCCGTACCTGCGGTAGCTAATACACTAAGAGGAAGTGTTTGTCTATTCCTAGGACCTCCAGTTACTTTTTCTGCTAAAGCCCCAATTTTACTTCCTAACCCGTCTCCTCCTACTTTAGGATGAATAGGACCAACGGGATTTGTTCTTGCTAACGCAAGCTGAGCAACAGACCATGCTAATCCATTAGGGCTAATTAAGACCTTACCTAATCTTTCTAAATCAGTAACTGCTCTTTGAGCTAATGTTACTGCTCCTCCTCTCACAAAGTTGTCAGTAACTTCCCCTACTAATTCTAAAGCAGGATTTGTAGTAGAATCCTCTACTCCAGGTAACGGATTACCATTAAAATCTTTTACTATTAACGGAGGGTCTGTGTTAGCATTATCCCCATATGTAAATGATCTTTGTCTAAATTGTTTAGTAGAAGTTGTTCCGTCAGGGTGGTTTATAGTAAATGACCCCTCTTCAGCATCAAGTAAAAGATTTTTTAATTGAATTGCCATAGAACATATTAATAGCCATAAAATCCTTCTTCAGGACCTGTATTTTTATAAAGCGGTGGTGTTATTCCTTCTAAATCTAAATCATCTGGGCCACTTGATGCCGGAGCTGAAAAAGCCGCCCCACCATAAGCAAATTGATAATTTGGACCTAATAAAGATCTGCCTGCTTGGTCGGCACCAGGACCCGCATGTAATTGAGAATTAGCAGGTATACTAAAAGGATATGCTCCTCTTTCTACACCTGGACCTACAATAGGAAAATTAGGACCTGTTTGATTTTCCATATCACTAACAGGACCACCTCCAGCTATACCAAAAGGGCCTACTAAATCATAAAGTGATTCTAAATTTTTAATTGCCATGATTGTATTGTTTTGTTATAAATATTAAGCAAATGTAGGACTTGCTTGGAGAGATTGAGTACCTCCTAACCCTCTACGACCATTACCATTAGATGCTTGGAAAGCGTCCCAATTATTTTGAATTACTATAGGTTGGGAAGAAGGCATATTACCTCTATTAATATTAGGTGATACAGCAACACCATCACCAGCGGCTGTGATTGCAGTAGCTCCAAATCTATCAGTAATAGTAAAAGGACCACCTCCTGGAGGAGCAATACCATCTTGAACTTGTTGCCTTGTCGTAGCAATAGCAGCTATCATACCAGCAACCATAGTTGCTGCTATTCCTATACCAATAGGACCAAGTTTTGCATTTTCACCAAAAATTTTAGCAGTACTTGCAACTAATGAATATAATGCTAAAGCTTTTTGAGCTACTACTAGTCCCGCAATAGCACCTACTAATCCTATAGTTAACTCTTTATTTGTAGATAAAGATTCTACTATACTTCCAAAACCTGCTACTATAGGAAGTAATGTAACAGATAAATCAGCCATTAAAGATTGGAAATTTTCTTGAGCTAGTGTTATTTTCTTTTGGGTATCTAATTCTTCTTGTCTTTTAGCTAAATCATCTCTACCTATAGCTCTTAATTGTTCAGCATTCATACCCTGAGCTTCTTGTTGGAAAAGTATATCAGCTAGTTGATCTGATTGCATACCCATAGCTTTAGCTAAAGCATCTTGTTGCAATACATTCATTTGTGTAAAATCAGCAAAACTTCCAGCGTTTTTAGATAATTCTCTTGCTAATGTTTCTTGATCTCCCGCTAAAGCAGCTGCTCTAGCTCTTTCTAAATTAAGTTGTTTACCAGTTAATAGTTCTGCTTCTAATTCTGCCTCAATACTACTTTCAAAATTTAATAATTGTTTTGAACTTGCTACAATATCTTTAAGTTCAGCACCAAATAATTTTGCTGCGGTAACGGCTTTTGCTATAGCAGTAGGATTTGCACCTAAATTAGCTCTTACTTGGCCTGTAACATTACCTGTTTGTTCAAGAATATTATTAAGATCTAATGCTACTCCTGCTCCTTGTTGTAGTCCATAAGAAGCTTCTAATACATCTTTCCTAACTTCTTCAAGGGGTTTACTGGTTCTTTGGGCTTGAAAAGCTAAACTAGCGGCAGATTCAGCAGAAATTCCTATATTTTCAGTAAGTTTAGTTACAGCCGCTAATGTATCTGTATTAAACTTAAAAGCAGTACCTAATTGCTTATTTAACGTAGTATTAGCCTGAGCTAATCTTCTAGAATTAACATTAATATCACCTAAATTTGCGGCAGCAGCTGCAAATTCTTTTTTAAGTGCTATAGATTCTGTCTTTGATAAATTTAAACTTCTACCTAGAGCAGTAGTTTCTTTATCAGCATTTCCTAACTGTGTTGCAAATGCTAAAGCTGCTCCTTTACCTACAGATAGTAAACCCCCTAAGGTTTTAGATTTTTTACTTATATTATCAATTAACGAATCTGATTCATCAAAAGCACTAGATAAATTTTCTGCTTCGTTTGTAGCGTCTTCAGTGTTTTTAGCAGTATCACCTAAATTTTTAGCCATATCATTAGTTAGCCTAGCGGCTTGACCTAAGACTGTAGCTAATTCTCCTAAATTTTTCTGTACATCACTAAACGAATTGCTTAAATTGTTTGCACTTTCATTTATATCGTCTGTTTCTGCCATTAATTTTAATTTAGGTGTGTCTTATATAAATATAAAAAAGATTATTTTTTTCTAATATTAGGCATTTTGTGCATTTCTTCTGATGTATTTCTTCCTTCTTTTGCTTTTTTCATAGCTTCATTTTGTTTTTTATGTAATACATCTATTTGACGAATATGATATCTTCTTATATGAATAGGCATTTGATATACTTCAGAATATATAAATCCCCCATTACCATAATATACTAGGTCATGTATTTCTTGATAAATTTGTAATTTATAATTCGGTGTCAGGCCAAAAAAACGAGACCCCAATAGGGATCGTTACGCCTTTCACGCTTCCAGCTTCAGTTTCAAGATCAAAAGTTAAGTCTACGTCAGGCTGTATTTCTTTAACGTAGGCTCTTAAAGCTCGAGCATCTCTAGCTAATAAGCTATTATCAACAAATTCTCTTACCGTTTTTCTTTCGTAATCTCCATCTATAGATAAAATCATATGTTTCATCCTAGTAGATAATTCAGGCTTTTCTTTTTTTGTTTTTTTAATACCTTCTATTTCTGATTTGACTTTAGCTTCATCACCGTGAGTTAAAAATTTAAATGTAACTTCTTTTTTTAAAGTAGGTAAAGTAAAACTAAATTCATTTTTTCCTTTTTCAAGTAAATCTTTTTCTTTTAATTCTATGTCTTTAATTTCTGTTAGGTCTACTGTGTGTTGTTCGTTTTCAAAGGTAAAAGAATAATCTTTTCCATAACCTAATACTCTTGCAGCTATCATTATTGCATTTTTATCTCCTACTACTAGATCATCATAATTTATAGGAGTAATAATTAAAGATTTAAGTAATTTATCTATTACAGTACCATTTTTTATATAAGTTTCATTTGTAAGAATATCTTCTTCCTTAGCGGTCATATATTTCATTTCAAGAATGCCTTTAGAAAGAGGATTATCAGACGAGTAAACTAACCCTTTAGAGGGTAATGTAACTTCTTCAGTGGGGAATAGTGATTTATTTTCCATATCGTAACTTTATATGTTTGCATATACATATGTAAAAAAAAGAGGTGCTTGCGCACCTCTTAATTTATTTATGTTAAGAATCTTAGTAATTCAAGATTGCATAATCCATAGCAATAGTTAAGTTAATCATCATAGGTTCAGAACTACTCCAATCACCACTTCCAAATTCAGCATTAGTAACATAAGCTCCCTTACAAATCCATTCTTCAACTACATCACCAACAGGTCCTAAGGTTTGGAATCTAATATCCTTTTTATAGAAGTCAGAGTAACCATCTCTACCTGTTACTGATTCATGGTGTAAACGAACCCATTCCATTACAGCTTGTGCTCCTGAAGGTGTTACAGGATCATATAAAGTACAAGAAATAGGAGACCAATCGGATTTACCTTTTACTTTTCTTTTAACGTTAATATGATCAAGAACTACTTCTTCTGCCGTATACTTTGGTTTATCTGCGGTTTTTACTAGATATGCAGGAATACCATCTATGAAGAATATAAATCTATTCATCAGCTTAGGTTCGTAAGCTGTATAGAACATATCTGCTGAACTTAATATTGCCATTGTGTTGTTATTTTATTATAAATATAGGGTTCTTAAATCTTTAGTCATTAAATGTAGCTCCTGTTGGCTGAATAGTGTAATCTAATATTATAAATTCTGCCGTTTTAGTAGGTTGTATAAATATTTGACCTACTAATTGGTTTCTATCTATTGCTTCAGCAGTATTATTAGTTTCATCCATAACAACCCTAAAGGCAAATAAACCTTGTCTTTGTTGGATTGATTCTAAGAATGGATTAACTGTATTTAAGAATCTATTTCTTGTTTGTACTGTGTTTTGTTCAAACACTAAGTTTTTAGAAGTATCACCTATAAAGTTTTTAAGAGTAATTAATAATCTTCTAACATTAATACGATCTAAGGCACTGGCTTTTTTCTGTAGTGTTTTTTGGCCAAACGCTACTGGTCCTACTCTTGGGAAAGTAGCAATCGGATTTACTTTATTATCATATAACTTATCTCTTAAGGCTTGTGTCACTTTAAATTCTGATCTTACAATAGGTAAACCACCTCTATTTAATCCTGCTGGCGCAAAGAACGGGGCAGCTACTCTATCGTTAAATGCATATACACCTTGCATTACTGTTGAAGCCGGTGCCCATACATTTCTACTTAATTCTGTAGATGGAACTTTAACCCAGGGCCAGTAAGTACCTGCAAAATTAGTATTTAATTTACCTGCTTCAGTATTTACTGTAGTTACATCAGAGGCATAAGGAACCATATCCGCGATATAAAAACAATCACCTCTTGTTTCACATAATTCTATTGCTGCAGCTACCGTACTTGCATAATCTGCATTATAAGCACCTGGTGTAGTTAAAGTAGAAAATCTATATTCATCTTTATTTTTTAGAATATTTAAAGCTGTAGTATAATCACTAGCTGCTAATCCCTGGGTATTACCACTTGTAACATCCGTAATATTTTCAAATGTATTTAAAGGTTCATTAGTAGGGAAGTTAGAACCTTCAGCACTATGGAATGATCCACTTTGTACATTAGGTAAACTATTTGTAAATGAATTTCCGCTGCTGTTAGTACCTACAGAACCATCATTTAATAAGTAATTTGGAGTTGTAAGAGCTACACTTTTAACCCTTACAAACTTAGATCTATTAGGATGGTCACCAACTATCTTAATAAAGGTTTGACCTTCTTGAGTCGTAGTTTCAGTTGTTTGATCACCTATTACTTTAGTTACAAAATTATCTGATTTTGGGTCTAAACTACACCCTACAAAAGTTTCTAATACAATTTTATTTTGGGTATTATCGTCTCCTCTTCTTATAGTTACATTAAAAGTACCTGCTGTTTCATTAATACCAGAAATTTCATATCTTAAATTATCTGCTGATCCCGATTTCAAGGAACCATCACCAAATTGCTCACCTCCGTCTGTAGCACTTGTAGAATTATTTAATACATTACCTGTGCCTAATGTTTCTAAAGTAAATACTACATCTCCTGCAGCATTAGTTCCTCCAGCTAAAGTTAATACATCTGTGCTAATTGTACCACCGGAACCCGTTTCTATTGTAATTGAATTACCAGTAGTTCCGGCAACTGAAGCTGAAATCCCTAACGACGTACCAGCATCATTAACTGTAATCCCCGCTCCTAAAGCATTTGCGGTGCCTATTTTAGCAACTAAAT